TGCCGATTCTATGTTTAATGAGTTTTACACAGGCGCACCAGGGGCAACACTTAATGACCTAGCAACTGCTCAAAACGCTAGAAGAACAAGTATCAGAGCTGACCAAACAGCAGATACTGCGGCGCTAACAGAAAAACGAACATACTATACTGCAATGACAGAAAGGTTAAAAAACCAAAACGCAGACTTATTAGCTTGGAGAAAACAAATATTTGAAGAAAGCAAATATCGCTCAGAAACAATTGCAAAAGCAGCTAAAGCCGACCAAGATGTTAAAATAGCTAACGACCTTGAGTTTAAAACTGCTACCCAAGAATTGGCAGAAAGTTTCCCAGAAATTACAAAAATTCTAAGAGAGTACGCAACTAAAGGGGATGTTTCTAACCCTGGTTTCCCATTAGGACTTTTCCGAACTAGTTCTAGTATGGCTGATGACTTAGAACAGACTGAAAAAGTACGTATATTCCAGAATAAATTAGAGTCAATTACTAAAGACTATTTTAATAACGATCGAAAAGGCAAGGTAGGTAGCCAACATGTAAACGCAGCGTATGAAGCACACATGGCTGCTGCTGGGGATAACGAAGAGTTGAGAGAAAGCTTACAAAAAATGTGGGACCAAGATGGGCATAATATTTATGTGTACAACTTTGCACAAGCAGGTGGGTTTACAGAACATAAGTTTATGCAAGAAGAAGCTATTGGCCAGAAAATAATGATGTCTTTACAAAACCCTGAGTCAATGTGGACTACTCTAACTGGTTGGACTGGAAAGCTTATTAGTGGACAAGCTCCTGGCGAATACATAGCAGATATTGGTAGAAATGATCTGCAAGGTGCTGGTTTACTTAATGGTATAAAAGATACTTTAGCTCTAGTTTATGAAGGCGGAAATCCAGTAAAGATTGTTGCTATAGGCCCTGACGGAGCAGAACTAGAAGACTCTCTCCCACTAACAGAACTAGTGCGTGGACAAGCAATAAGCGGTCTTGAGTATAATTGGATGCTAGAGAACTTAACAGCAATTGGTGATACAGAGGGCAAACCTAAAAAAGACAAAAAAGAAGAGCCAGACACAAAGAAAGACTCAAAAAGTAAAGAACCACTATCATCAACATTTCCAATAGTTCCTAACTTAAGTAATTTACCGGCGGGATCAGGTGTGTAGTTTATGTCAGACCCAGTCCTTGACTTTATAAAATCTAAGAACGAAGAAAGAGAGCGACAAAAAGAGCCGTACGACCCCATCATAGGTTATAGAGATATGCTAGATAAGGTTTCTGGCGCAGACACCATGCCTGGTGGCCCTGAATTTGCAAACGAATTTGAGAATATAAGACCAGCTAATGCTGCTGATTCTATACGTCAGAGTTACAGAAAAAGCTTAAAAACTTTTGCTGCTGACATGGAATATATGAAAGGCGCTACTTTAGCTTTATTTGGAAATGAAGAAGGTGCTTACAACGCTGTTATGGCAGGGGTAAAAGAAGCAGATGAAGCGTCTAAACAAGTTGGAGCTATAGATTCAGCGGAAGCTTGGGAAGAGTTTTTAGACGAACCAGATTTTGAAGGTTTTATGCAATGGGCCCCAGCTGTTGTCGGAGAGACAGGTCTTTCTGCTCTTACTTCTATTACAGGTGCGCTTCTTGGAGTAGGATTAGCTGGACTGTCAGCACCTGTATCAGTTCCTACAGGTACTGCTGCAGTTTTGGCTGGAGCAGCCGGTAAAAAGAAACTAAAAGACATTACTGAAAAACTCGCTTTTACACATTTTACAAAAGATATTATCTCTGATGCTGTCCAAAGAGCAGCTTTAAAAAAGACTCTTACTAACGAACAAAAAGATGTAATGAGGGCTGTTTACGGGCAATATCAAAAAAAAGTTTTAGCTAAACGAAGATTTATAGGAAGTGGGGCAGGGGTAACAGCGTCTGAATTCCCACGACAAACAGGACAAGCTTTTAGTAATTATGCAGATCAAGGTATGTACGATCCTATTTCTGCAGCTTTATCTTTTGGGCAAGGTACTGCTACTGCTGCAATCGGAGGTTTTACTGAAGCACTCGTTTTTAATAAGTTATTTGGCGCTTTTACAAAAGCTACTGGTTTTAAATCGGGTATAACCCGTCCAGGTAGGCTAGATAACCCTAATAAGCCAGGATCTATACCTTATGGAGATATATCTAAAACAATAGGAATCAGCACCGTGGCTGAGGCTGGTACAGAAGCATTGCAACAAGGAGTAGACTCTTTACAACAGTTTGGAATGCTTGACCCGCGTATAGAAGGTCAACTAAACGAAAAATATACTGCGCAACAAGCAAGGCTTGACGCTCAATTAGCTGCAGCATCTGGGGCCCTTGCTGGTTTAACTTTTGGTTTAGGTGGTGGTATTTCTACTGGAGCTGTAACAGGCGCTCAAAATTTACTGAGGGATTACCAACAGCGAGATGCAATGGCCGGCATGATACAGAAGAAGTATGGACCAGGTGGACAAGGAGTACAGATAGAACCTAAAGAATGGATTAGGGGCCAGTTTAATGCCATGTTTGATCCAGAAGCAGATAAAGATGCTGTCTGGGTAGATGTAAATAGCTTAGAGGAGCTTGAAAAGTATAAAAAAGAATACCCGGGCGTTGCAAATTCAATGTTTAGTTATGATATGTCAGACACCAAAACGCAGCTAGGTGGTATTTTGTTTTCTACGGACTCACAAATCATAGAAGGTTTTAAACAGGTCATGGAAAATAACATGCCTAGCACTAATCTATTAGATAACGAGTTAGCTAGAATTTTAAAATACCCAAGAACTAGACAAAATTCAGATGCATGGGTAGCTCAAGTTAGAGACAAAGACACGGGTGCATTAGTTCATTACCATCAAACAGGAGACCCAAAAGAAGACGGCGGCGTACACTTTGAGGCTGTTAAAAAAATGTTCCCAAACTCTGACAAATATAGCTACGAAATAGTAGACGCTGAAACTCATTTAGATGAAAGAGCATCACTTGTAGAAACCCCTGGTGTTGATTTAGATAACATTACAGCAAAAAACATAAGCATTCTTACTCAAGAACAGGCTGATGAAATTATGGGAAGAACAAGTACTGCAGACCCTGAAGGTATGACAGGTCTTAGGGATGAGACTGGTAAATATGCACAAGTTGCAGATGTGGCAGAAGATGGAGTAGATGTTACACCTACTCTACAAGAAGGTAGTAAACCTATTGTAGATAGAAATGGAAACCCCTGGAGAGCGCCTAATTTGCAATTCAGAGATGACCAAGTGCCAAACGATGAACAAGTTAAGAATGCCAGGCTTCTTACCCACCCTAAATTTCGTCAAGAATTTGATAACGCTATAAAAGAAAATAAGTACTCTAGGTTGCTTTTGAAAAAGTTTATAGAGCAGGTAAACAAATTCGGAGCAGTAGACACAGATAACAACACAGAACTGGTTTATAAAATAGATGAACAAGCAGACGGTTTTGTTATTAATAAATATGACAAACCCTTAGAAAAATTACAATCGTACGAACAAGCAAAACCTGAGTTTGACCGTATCATCGTAGAGGCTAAGAGTAAGGGTAGGAAAAAAAGAAACAAAGTATTTAGCGACGGCAGTGAAAAAGAAGTATTTATGAATAGTCCTTTTGAGCTTACTAGTAGGGATCCTGATGGTAACTTTACACTACCACAAACAATAGACATGCCTACCTTAGTTAATGGTTATAGAAAAATATTAGGTAGGATGGCTGCATTACCTAATGAGCAATATTATCAAAGCCTAGCAGATACCTTTACTAGTGTATACGGCAGTTTAGTAGATGATCCAGATTACCAACTAACATTTAAGGGTGAACCTATAACAGATCAAAGTTTTAATGATCCCGATTTTGTAGTTTACACCGAGGATAAAGGAAAACGTGAATTTTCTTTTGCTGATTTAGTAGCTAGGGGTGCTGAAGAATCTTTAGGAATAAGTGACCAACAAGCTCCAAACACTGTCCTAAACATAGAAAAGAAAATTAAAGATATTAGTACCCAAATAGACTCTTTAGAAGAACAGATAAAAGAAATGCAAACTATAAGAGATCAACAAGGTAAATTTAATAATGAACAGTACAACGCTTTTATGGAGTTAGTTGAATCTTTATATGGTCCTAAAAAAGGAGAAAAAAGAAATACTGCTGCTAATTTATACATCCAACGTAATGATTTAGAACAAAGCTTAAGGGAAGCAGAAACAGCAGGTGGTAGCACTAGTTTAGACCCAAGAGCTGATATAGAAGATATTACTGTAGATGATGGAGGAGATTTTCAGAATCAAGATTCTACAAACGAATATTGGGACGAGCAATTTGAGCATTATCAAAAACAAGGTTTTACTAGAAGTAAGATAAATTCTAAAAAAGAAACAAAACCAGAAGAAGAACCTAAGATGCCTAAAGAAACAGAGGCTATCATACTAAGTGAGGAGCTGGAGAAGTCTACAGACCTTGATGTTAAATCCTATATGAGAGATATAGCAAAGCTGGCTAAAAAACATTTAAACCTTAAAAAACCTATTTTGTTATATACATCACAGGAAAAGCTTACGGTAAGAGGAGCTGCAAAGGTATTACCTCGTATTAAAAAAATAATCACAGACCACGGCGACGGTAATTTTGAAGCAGGATTAAAAGATATAGACAACACGTTAAATAATGTAAAAACTGAAGCAATGGATGATATTAGTGGTATTGCTGGGTATATGCAGGGAATAGGAAAACAGTTTGATATTATCGTGTTAAAAACACCAACTGATATGAGTGATTTTGATTTTGGATTATTACACCTTGTCCTGGGGCATGAATTAGGACATAGCTTTTTTAAGGAACAAATGGTTAAAATCCTAAAAAATCCCGTGATACGAAATATGTTTATGAAAGAGTTTGAAAAAGCTAAAGAACAACAAATTAAAGAAGGTTTTGCAGGCGGCCAATACTTTGAAGAAAATGGTTTTGAAGAATGGTTTGTTGATAAAGTTTCAGCTGGTTTATTTGATCTGGAAAAAGGAACTATTCCTAATTCTAAAAACTTAACTGATAACTATATTAATACAATGGTTGACAGTTTACTTGCTTTTTATATTGCTAAAGCTGATACACAAAGCAAAATTATACCCGGGAAAAACATGGTAGCGCCTTACATGCAAGGAAGGTTCACATACGATGAAACTGTCGGCGACTTTATGAAAGGTATAGCAGGAATCATTGAAGAAAGAACAGACTTAAATTTCCAAGATAGGGCTCACGCTGAGCAACTTATAGATGACCTCTTCGGCAGTAAAATGAGCACTAAGTTTTTACGTAGGATAAATAAAGACGCAGATAGAATGATAAAAACTGGCAAAGTACCTATGTGGCTTACTAAGTTTTTCTTTACTGCTCGTGGTTTCTTAGATACTTTGGGCAAAGACCAAGAAACAGGTAAAGAACTAGGTCAAATGTTTCACAAAGTTAGCGGAGAAAAAGGAACACCTGGGCTTATAAATGAATCAAACAGAAAATTAAACCAGCTAGTTAACGATCTTGTAAACCGATTAGACATGGACGGTAAAGATGTAGAGGGTTTTGATGCAATCAAACAAGCTGTTACTGGGATAAATGACAACGCCTTTACCCAAGAAGAAATAGATGCATTTAGAGAAGCGCAGGACGAAAAAATAGTAACAGAGGCTCTATCGCCAAAAGCACAAGTTGTACGTAAGTTCTTATTTGATGTGTACGATATTTTAGAATTAGAACAATATGAAATATTTAAACGTGATCCAAAAACTGGACAGTTCTATAAAAGTGACATTAAAAGAAGAGCAAATTATTTTCCTCGTATTATTTTAGTAGCAGATATTGCCGCTAACCCTAAGTTAAAAGCAAAACTTATAGAACTTCTTCTAGAAGCAAACCCAACTAGTAAACCCGCAGATGTTGCAAAAGCTGTAGAAGCAATTATTACAAACAATGAAAAAAATGTAGACACTGCTAGCAACTTAGATAAAGACTCTGGGTATGGACTAGGTATGCCGGAAGAAAGAGCCATATTGTGGGAAGGACTAGATACACCTACGTTAGTTAAAGAAGGACTAGCCGCTCCGGGCGAAGTTGCAATAATAGAATATTTAAGAGATATAACAAGACAAGTAGAACTACAGAAAAGAGGAGGTAGTAGAAGAATTAAACAACTAATAGACATGCTGCCAGAAGAAGAGCAAGGACATGCTAGAGATGCAGTAAATGCAATGCTTGGTAGGATAGATCCTATACGACATACTGCTTGGAGGCATATTAATGATGGCATGCTTACTTTAAACGTAATTACTCTTTTGGGTATGGCAGTGTTTGCTTCTGTACCAGATTCAGCAGGACCCATCTTAAGAAGCAGGGCTTTAGATTTAAAATCAATTGTTAATAATATAACTGCTGCTATGGGCAAAGGTGAGGGAGAAAAACTTGCTAGAGACATAGGTTCTAATGGTAGAGAAGCTATGGCACATACAATTTTATATGCAGGTGAACTGGATGGTTCAGCTTTGTGGGCTAGAAAAGCTACAAATAGCTGGTTTAGATTTACACAACTAGAAAGATGGACAGTGTTTACTAGAAAATTTGCTGCAGGTATGGCTAGAGATTTCTTGTTAAAACATGCAGAAATAGTAGACAAAGGCTATGAAGGAGACGCTGATGTACTTTTATCAGAAAGATATTTAGCAGACTTGGGTGTAACCGGCCAACAGATAAACGCATATAAAAATGGTGGTAGTAATATAGAAGCACACCCAGAAGTAGCAGCAGCTTTGGGTAGGTTTGTAGATGAGTCTATTGTAAGACCAAATGCAGCAGAAAGACCTATATGGGCTTCTGACCCACATTGGGCAATTGTTTGGCAACTTAAATCTTTCTACTACGCATATGGTAAAAATATAATGGGGGGCTTATTCAGAGAAGGAAATACTAGGTATAAAGAAACAGGCAACATAACTCCAGCTTTAATGCCTTTGTTCTTTGGAGCAGCACTTTTAATGCCTCTAACAATGATAGGATGGGATATAAGGGAAAGGTTTAAAATAGGGCTATCTTACGCACTACCAGGAGTTAGTCCTAATGACCCTGGAGTAAATTATAGAGCTTCTAAAGATATGTCTGGTGGTAAGTATTGGTTTGAGGTGCTGGACAGAAGCGGTATGATGGGGGCACCAGCTTTAGCTTTACCCTTAATTATGGAAGATAAACAATATGGCAAAGGGCCTCTTATTCCTATATTAGGGCCCGGAGCAGAAAGAGTATATGATGCAATCTCAGGAGAAGCATCACCACTTGATTATGCTCCTATATATAGCCAACTCGACACTAGGGCATTAGAGAGGTAAAATTAATTATGGCATATTCAGACACAATAAAATTTGTAGTGGGAGACACACTACCGGTTTTAGAAACAACATTAAAAGACAGTAATACCGCTGCAAGTGGGAAGACGTTAGATACAGAAAACTCAGATACTTGGGCAGCTCTAAGTTTATCTAGTGGCTCTGTAAAACTAAGAATAAGAGAAGTCGGACAAACAACACTTATAAAAACTATAACCGGCGCGATCGCAGACGCTTCTAATGGTAGAGTCAACTTTACTATACCAAGTGGAACTTGGACTACAGCAGGAACGTTTGAAGGCGAGATAGAATTTACTTCTTCAGGAGGAGGAATACATACTGTTCAGGACTTAATTAAATTTAAAGTCCGCGATGACTTTGACTAATGTCTAAGTTAAAAAGTGTTACTTCTTTTGTAGACCTAAAAGGTAGCATTGCGCATGTTGATCTTAAAGGCCAAGTAACACACGTTAATCTACAACTTACTGACCTATATCTAAATCCAGATACATTAGATAGAATCTTTACCGATACCTTTAGCCATACAGATGTACTTAGCTATGACATAGATAAACGTGCAGATGACGCTGCATACCTATCAGAGTTTCACGTATTTGAATTATCTAAACCTTTTGCAGACTCTGTAGGATTTACTGAAAACGTAGACATATTAAGAACTTTAGGTTTAAGTTTTACAGATACGCCTACTATGTCTGACGCAGCTGTCGTGTCATTCTCCGGGGCACATAACGAGACCGTGTCCGTAGCAGAAATATTAAATTACGCTATGGGTAAAGCTTTATCTGATACAACTACTATGTCAGATAGCCAAGTTTTAGAGCCTAGTCTAGGTAAAACAGATAGTGTGTCTATGTCAGAAGTACTTTCCAGGGTAGTAACGTTTGAACGTTCTTTTGCTGACACTATATCTTTAGATGATAGAACTTCTTTATCAGATCCATTAGCTACGGATGTAACAAGTAATAAAACTAACGTAGTCTCTATGGCAGATGTGCTTACGTACGATTGGGCTAAAACCAGAATTGACACGTTTAGTATGGTAGAAAGTCATGCTATAGACTTTACTCCAGGGGGTTTTACAGATTCATTTAGTTTTACAGATAATGAAACAATAGATACAAGTTTAAGTAAATCTGATAGCTTTAGCTTTGCAGATAGTGAGACACTATCTACTGCTTTAGGTAAGTCAGATAGCTTTAGTTTTACAGATAACGAAACGTTATCTACCAGTTTAAGTAAGTCTGATAGCTTTAGTTTTACTGACGTGCAAACGTTTAGTAACGCTGTAGCTAAAGCAGATAGCTTAAATATTACCGAAACTCATTCATTTAGTCTTGGTAAATCAGCACAAGATAGTGCTACAATAAGTGAGTCGATAAGTATACTGAACGCTAATAGACAAAGCGCTTTGAATGCATCGGCTTTAAATAGTAATACACTTAACTAGGAGAAATTATGTTAAATGACGGCTTAAAATTAACAGGTAAATTAACCATTGCCCTCAATGACGAGATCGTTCAAGAAGTTCCTAACTTAGTTGTTACTGCAGGAAAAGGTTACGTTGCTAGTAGAATGAAGGATGCTTCAGCTACTGCAATGTCACACATGGCGATAGGTTCTGGTGACACAGCGGCTGCAGCAGGTCAAACTGCTTTAGGTACTGAGTTAGCTAGAACTGCGTTAACATCAACAACTGTATCAGGTGCTGATATTGTTTATGTTGACACTTTCGCAGCTGGTACTGGTACTGGTGCCGTCAAAGAAGCAGCTATTTTAAATGCTTCTTCTGGTGGAACTATGTTATGTAGAACCGTTTTTTCAGTAGTTAACAAAGGGGCTAACGACGCTATGACAATTACCTGGACGGTAACTGTTTCATAATTATAAAGGAGATGTAAGTTGGCTATTGTTTTTAAGAACAATGCGACTACAACCCTATCGGGTAACATAACCAATAGTGCCACAAGTATAGGTGTCACAGATGGTTCAGTTTTCCCATCATTAAATAGCGGAGAGTCGTTTTTTGTTACGTTTGACGACGGAACAAATAAAGAAATCGTAAAGGTTACTGGTATAAGCAGTAACACGATTACCGTCGTACGTGCTCAGGACGGGACTTCCGCACGTGCATTCTCCCAAAATGATGCTGTAGATTTACGTCTTACAGCAGCAGTTCTAGAAGCCTTCCCACAACTTAACGGAAACTCCCAAACAGGAGTATTAGACGTAACTGGTGTAAAAATTGCTGGTTCTGAAGTAATTGATAGCTCTGGAGAATGGCAAGGACCTGCAGGGGGTATAAAAGGAGCAACTGGTGCTCAAGGTCCTACAGGTAGTACTGGCCCACAAGGGGCAAAAGGCGAAGTAGGAGTTACAGGTGACAAAGGCGCAACCGGTGCTCAAGGCCCAACTGGTAGTACAGGGCCCACAGGTCCTACTGGATCAGATGGACCAACTGGACCGAATGGCCCTCAAGGAGCAAAAGGTGTAACTGGATCAACAGGTCCAACCGGACCAGATGGACCAACCGGACCAACAGGCTCACAAGGAGCCAAAGGAGCTACAGGCGGAACGGGTCCTACAGGCGGAACGGGTCCAACAGGCCCACAAGGAACAAAAGGAGCGACTGGTGCCCAAGGTGCAGAAGGACCAGATGGCCCAACAGGCTCGACAGGACCTACAGGTGCAAAAGGTGAAGTAGGTGTTGGTGGAGCTAAAGGTGCAACCGGCGCAGCTGGTTCAAATGGTAGTAATGGGGATAAAGGTGCCACAGGTGCTCAAGGCCCTACAGGCGGAACAGGTCCAACCGGATCAACAGGTCCAACAGGTTCACAAGGAGCAAAAGGTGCAACCGGTGCAGCAGGTGGGGATGGCGCAGATGGAGCAAAAGGTGCTACAGGCGCACAAGGCCCTACAGGCGGAACTGGACCTACAGGTCCAACGGGCGCAAAAGGACAAAAAGGCGAAATAGGAGCTACAGGCCCAACAGGCCCAGCGGGTGGAGATGGAAATGACGGAGCTGCTGGAGCAAAAGGAGCTACAGGCGGAACTGGACCTACAGGCCCAGCAGGTGGTGATGGATCAGACGGAGCTAAAGGTGCCACGGGTGGTACAGGTCCTACAGGTCCAACGGGCGCAAAAGGACAAAAAGGTGAAATAGGGGCTACAGGCCCTACTGGTCCAGGTGGTAGTGATGGAGATGACGGAGCCGCTGGGGCAAAAGGTGCTACAGGCGGAACTGGACCTACAGGCCCACAAGGTGATAAAGGCGCAACAGGCGCAGGCGGGTCAACAGGCTCACAAGGTGATAAAGGTGCAACTGGAGCAGGTGGTTCAACAGGCCCACAAGGTGATAAAGGAGCGACTGGGGCAGGTGGTTCAACAGGTTCTGCAGGAGCCAAAGGTCAAAAAGGAGAAGTAGGAGCTACAGGTGGTACAGGACCAACCGGTCCACAAGGATCTAAAGGGGCAACAGGTGCAGGCGGACCTACAGGTAGTACAGGTACTGGTATTACTATGGAAGGACAAGTTGCTCAAACAAGCAATCTTCCTTCTTCAGGCAACACTAAAGGTGACGCTTATATAGTACAAGCAGATGATAGTTTACATATTTGGGATGGTTCAGCATGGGTAAGTGGTGGATCTATTCAAGGCCCTACAGGTAATACTGGTTCACAAGGAGCCAAAGGTGCAACGGGTTCAACTGGTGGAACAGGTCCTACAGGCCCAACCGGCCCACAAGGCGACAAAGGTGCAACAGGTGCAGGCGGTTCTACAGGTTCAGCAGGCGCAAAAGGAGCAACTGGGGGAACCGGTCCAACAGGTTCAGCAGGTGCAAAAGGAGCAACTGGAGCAGGCGGATCAACAGGTTCAGCAGGTGCTAAAGGTGCTACAGGTGGTACAGGCCCAACAGGCCCAGGTGGAGCTAAAGGACAAAAAGGAGAAGTAGGAGCTACAGGTGGAACAGGACCTACAGGTTCTACAGGACCAGCAGGTAGTAATGGTTCTGATGGAGCAAAAGGAGCAACTGGCGCAGGAGGCCCAACTGGCCCAGGTGGAGCTAAAGGTGCTACAGGTGCAACAGGACCAGCAGGTAGTAATGGTTCTAACGGGGCTAAAGGACAAAAAGGAGCGACTGGAGGAACTGGCCCAACAGGTGGTACAGGTCCAACAGGCCCAGCAGGTTCAAACGGTAGTGCTGGTGCTAAAGGTGCTACAGGTGCTACTGGGCCAGCAGGTTCAAACGGTAGCGCAGGTGCAAAAGGACAAAAAGGCGCAACTGGAGGAACTGGCCCAACAGGGGGTACAGGACCTACAGGCGGAACTGGACCTACAGGTCCACAAGGACAAAAAGGAGCTACTGGAGCAGGCGGATCAACTGGAGGAACTGGTCCAACAGGGCCAACAGGACCAGGAGGAGCTAAAGGAGCTACTGGAGCAGGCGGACCTACAGGTAGTACTGGTGGAACTGGACCTACAGGTGCAAAAGGACAAAAAGGAGCGACTGGAGGAACTGGACCTACAGGTGGTACAGGGCCTACAGGACCGGGTGGAGCTAAAGGAGCAACTGGTGCAGGCGGACCTACGGGTGGAACCGGACCAACAGGGCCAGGCGGAGCTAAAGGGCAAAAAGGACAAACAGGCGGTACAGGACCTACAGGTGGCACAGGGCCAACAGGACCAGGTGGTGCAAAAGGTGCTACTGGATCAACAGGACCAACAGGAGGAACCGGACCTACAGGTGGAACTGGACCTACAGGTGGAAAAGGACAAAAAGGAGCGGCAGGTTCTAATGGTTCTAATGGATCAACCGGACCAACTGGACCAACTGGACCAACTGGATCAGGTGGATCAGCTGGTGCTAAAGGACAAAAAGGAGCTACAGGTTCAACAGGTGGCACAGGACCTACAGGACCAGGCGGAGCCAAAGGCGCAACAGGCGCAGGTGGTGGCACAGGACCAACAGGTGCAAAAGGAGCGACTGGAGCAGGCGGCGGTACTGGACCAACGGGCCCAACAGGACCGGGCGGAGCAAAAGGGGCCACAGGTGCAACAGGACCAGCAGGTAGTAATGGATCAAACGGTAGCGCAGGTGCAAAAGGAGCTACAGGAGCAACAGGACCTACAGGTGGTACCGGACCTACTGGTGGCGGCGGATCTAAAGGACAAAAAGGTGCTGCAGGTTCTAACGGAGGAACTGGTCCTACTGGTGGTACAGGACCTACAGGACCAACAGGACCAACAGGTGGATTCTCTACTAACTCAAATGCACAAGTTAATAGCTTAGGAGTAGGTACAGGTGGGTCAGGAACAGCTGGTGAAATAAGAGCTACGAATAACATTACTGCTTACTACTCAGATGAAAGACTAAAAGAATTTGAAGGTAAGATAGATAATGCGTTAGAAAAAGTCTTAGCATTAAGTGGTTATTACTATAAAGATAACGAACTAGCTAAAGAGCTAGGTTATGATAATGAAAGACGTCAGGTAGGTTTAAGTGCACAAGAAGTGAAAAAGATACTACCAGAAGTTATAACAGAAGCTCCAATTGACGATCAATATTTAACAATATGGTATGATAAACTTATACCGCTAATCATTGAGGCAATAAAGGAGTTAGCTGACAAAAAGTAAACACAGGAGGTGTTATGAATTCAATTTGGCAAATGTGGGAAAGAGGCATAACGCCTACTAATTGCAACCGTATAATAGAAGAATGTGAAAGGTTACAGCCTATGGAAGCTAACGTAGGTTCTGATTCTGCTACAAACACTGTAAACACAAGCGTACGAAGATCTGAAGTAAGGTGGGCAGGACAGATAGAGTGGATACACAAACTTGTTTATGGCTTTGCTACTAGAGCTAATAGACAAGCTTTTGGTTTTGACATTTCTTATTTAGAAGATATCCAATACACTATATATAATGGTACAGACCAAGGCTACTATGACTGGCACCATGATACTTTTTGGGCAGGTCATACTTCTTTTGATAGAAAGATTAGTGTAACAATACAGCTTAGCGATCCTACAGAATATGAAGGAGGACAATTTCTTTTAGACCCTATGTATGAACAACCCGACGCCAAGGCTTTAGCACAACGCGGTACAGTATTTTGTTTTCCTTCTCCAGTGCGACATACAGTGAAGCCCGTAACTAGTGGCGTGCGTAAATCTTTAGTAGCCTGGATAGAAGGACCGAAGTTTAGATGATTATAATAGTAGATAAAGTCTTTTACCCTACGACCTTAGAGACTATAAACAACAAAAACAATCACACTTATTTTAAGAAAGAAGAAGAACATGACAATGGGGTAGTTGCTAGACGGCTTATGTCTACAGCAGCTAATTATTTTAACTTTGAAAACCAAGTAGGTTATGACATTTGGTTTCATAGAAACGGTATGCCAGATTGGCACCAAGATAGAGACGAACAAACCTTTTTTAATACAGGGCAAAGTCACTTTCCTATATGCTCTATAGTTTTTTACCCGCATGTAAAAGAATTAGTAGGGGGTGAACTTATCTTTAAAAACAACATGCGTATAACACCAGTGTCAAATAGACTTGTCATGTTTGGTCCTGGGTTAGAACATAAAGTAACACCTATACAAAGTGGAGAAAGAGTATCTATGAATATAAACTCTTGGAACTATGACATAGAAGTAGCTACAGAATTTAATTAATGAAAAAATTTGTAATTAACCTAAAAAGTAGGCCTGAACGTAAACAACACTTTATAGATAAAAACCCAACCCTAGAAGACTATACATTTGTAGAAGCTGTAGATGGTTTAACACAGGATTTATCTGAATATAAAACTAGACCAGGGTGGATAGATCCATTTCAAAACAGAGGCATTGTTCCTACAGAAGTAGCTTGTTTCTTATCTCACAGAAAAATGTGGCAAAAATGTGTAGAGTTAGATGAGCCTATATATGTAATAGAAGACGATGCCATCATAAATGTAGAGAGATGGGACGAACCTTTTTATGACCATACAATAGGTTATTGGGACTTGTTGTACCTACAACGCAATGAAAACGAACCAGAGAACACTATAAAAGTATCTGATAAGCTAGAAAGACCTTGGTATCCATACAATACAACGGCGTATGTGATCTCCCCAAAAGGTGCACGAAAGCTGTTAAATACTAATATAATGGAAGAAGGTATAATACCAGTAGACGAGTATATACCTGAACAAATCAGAGAAGCTAGTCTCATGGCTCTTGCTTTACAAGAAGATTCTTGTAACCAAGCTACTAGAGATGTGCTACCCTCTGACATACGTAACGACAGGAGAGATATGACAATACACGTAGTAACGATAGGTACAGACGATAGCAAAATGAAAAAGCTATATGATTCTGCAGATAAACACGGCATAAAAATAGACAACTGGGGCGCAGGTGTTGAGTGGAGGGGCTCAGACATGACAGGTCCAGGTGGTGGTCAGAAAGTAAACATACTAAAACAGCATATACATCATCTTTCGGACACGGATATTTTACTCTTCACAGATTCGTACGATGTTTTTTATGCAGATAGCTTAGAAACAATCAAAGAAAGGTATTTAGACATGGGTCATAAAGTACTTTTTGCCGCAGAAGAAGTATGTTGGCCAGATCCTAGCCTAGGTAATCAGTTTCCTTCCGTACACACCAGATATAGATATCTTAACTCTGGTACGTTTATAGGTGAGGTAGGAGAGATAAAAAAGATACTAAACCACAACAACATAGAAGATCACCAAGATGACCAACTGTTTTACCAACAAGCATATTTAGAAGGTCTATATGATATTGGTCTTGACGTAGAAGCTTACATTTTCCAATGCCACGAACCTAATATAACTATGTTAGGCAACCAGTTACATAACCAAGAAACTACTTGTTGCCCTTGTATCTACCACGGTAATGGTGATGACTCTGCAAAAGATAACTTTGAACGTATCTACAAAGAGATGTACCCACAATACAACCTGTTTCATACACCTACTCACAACTATGAAGTCATAGAAAAAGACATGATATTAATAGATTTTATGTCAGAACATCAGTGTCAAAGGCTTATAGAAATAGCAGAGCAAAATGCAGAATGGAAAAGTCTACCTTTAGATACGTATCCTGCTCAAGAGATAAGACTAAAAGAACTTAACATCTACCAAGAACTAGAAGAACATTGGCAAAAACATGTCAAACCCATAATAGAACCTTATTGGAATCCTATGGTTGTAGAAGGCGTAAGAGATGCTTTTATGTTGAAGTATTCTACTAATTCACAAACAAAACTAGCGCTACACCATGACTCCTCGCACGTAACTGGTTCAGTAAAATTAAATAAAAACTACAAAGGTGGCGAGTTATTTTTTCCTAGGCAGAATATAAGTAACGCTGATATACCTGTAGGCAAACTGCTTTTATTCCCAGGGCAAGTTACGCATCCGCACGAATGTGTAGAGCTTACGGAGGGTACAAAGTACAGTTTGACTATATGGTCGCAAAGATACAAGGGTGATATACTCTAAGGATGTACACAGATAAAGTATTAACAGAAGCTGATATACACCTGTTATTTGCAGACGGAGACATAGAACGTTTATATTTAGGGTCTAAAGGTTTTTTTAATAAAGGCACCTACAATTACCCAGGCGTAGACTTTACAAAAGAAGAAATAGCTAATGCAGGCGATGTAAACCACATACAGTACTGGTATAACATGTGTTTAGATTACGCACTAACTAAACTAGCTTTCGGTATGTATAAAGACGGTTATTTAATTAATATTGCTTTAGGTTTTATTGAAGATAGCGCATGGCATTTGTGTAATACTTTAATAGGACCGGATATCGAAGGAACTAGGGCTTTTATGCGTGATCCTGAATATCACAACCTAAGAGGCAATACAGAGAAAGGTTTAGGTGCAACTATTGCTTATAGCTATTGCGATGTAGGATCCCCTATAAACGATACTTTTATGGCTTATAAAAATCATTTTGGTCCTATAGAAGAATGTAATGTAAAAAATTACAATACTATGACTCACCTCGGACAAGTTACACAAAACTATACTACTGGCGGACATGATTGGCCTGGGGTAAAATCTGATTACAGTATAGTATTTGAAAAATATTCTATGGAGTATTATTAATGTCTGGTTTTATAGATAAAACAAGTAATATTGATGCAGCTGAACTAGCAGCAGAATACCGTACGCCAGATCAAGGCGTGTCTGCTAAATCTAATAGTAATATTATTATCAATGATTATAGAAAGATGGCTCCTAGAAGAAATCAATCTGATACTCTAGGTCAAGCCGCAATAGTTCCTAGTGGTACTACGCAACAGTTTAGAGATTATGGAGGCACTTGTGGATTCGTTCCAAGTTCTAGAACTTACACTACTGGATCAAGTAAAGGGGCTACAAGTTATACGCATATTGGAGTAGCCACCAGCCAGGCGGATCAATACGTATCTGTAGATAGCAGCTCTGCTAGTCTAGGAAATTTTGGTTTAGGTAATAGTGGCGGTACTGGTGGACTTAGCTTGGCTAATGTAGCTAGTTTTCCTAGTAGCGCTAACTTTGTAGGTTTACTAAATCGGAATGTTACACTCGGCGGAGTCTCTTATCTTATAGCAACAGGGGCTAATGGCGCCTCTAATTGGACAACCTTACGCATACGAAACTTATATCCGGGCGGATCAACGAACTTTGGTGGCAGCTCAACGTTTTACAATGGTACAACACTTATTAACAGAAGCGACGGTTGGGCTTATACTACTTCAAGTGGTTTTCACATATGGAGCCGTAATTATGGCATAGGTACTAGTTATACCTCTATGGCTTTAGGGTTCCCATCAACTATAGAGATAACATGATAAATTTAAAAAACCCACCAGGGCTACCTCCTTGGTCAGAAATATCTAAAAAACGTAAAGTAGCTAGAGTATTCTTTATATTCTTGTTGCCTGTAAAGATACTACTTATGTTTATGGGGGTATCATTTGGTGTTACAGCGCTTTTTGGCCTATAATCCTTTTATGGCTACGGTTAAAGAAACATTGGCAAAAATTGAATCACACGAAAGAGAGTGTAATATTCGATACACTGCTATAGAGAAGCGCTTAGACAAAGGAGATGCTAAGTTTGACCGTATGGACACTAAGTTCACAACAATGATTATAGGCGTATACGTCCTTATCATTGGGTCTAGCTTTTTATAAGGAGGTACCTATGGCTAAAGCCGAAAGCAAATTACCGCAGTTAATCAACTTTGATGGTAAACAATACGATATAACCCAGATGACTGACCGAGTAGCTCAGCAATTTAACATGTTAGTTAGATTACAAAGTGAATGGCAAGACGCTGATTTTAACTTACGAAAGGTAGAAGCAGCACAAAAAACAACCGTAACGGAACTGCAAGTCTTTTTAAAAGAAGATAAAATTAAATCAGTAGACGACAGGATAATAACACCATGAACATAGAGCAATGCAAGGAAGAGATTAAAAGACATGAAGGCGAGGTCTTAGAGATATATGAGGATAGTTTAGGTTTTAAAACTCTTGGCATAGGACATTTATGCCAACCAGAAGACCCAGAGTATGATTGGGAAGTGGGTACTAAAGTATCACAGGAAGTTGTTGATCTGTATTATGAAGATGATTTTAACAAACATTTAGCAGAAGCTATACATGTGTTTGGCACAGACGAAGCTTTTTATAATTTACCAGAAAATATCCAACATGTTATAGTCAATATGTGCTTTAATCTAGGAGGAACTAGACTTTCTAAGTTCCGTAATATGTTAAAAGCATGTAGATCACATGATTGGAAACAAATGGCAGCTGAAATGGAAGACAGCAGATGGTTTAACCAAGTAGGAAGAAGGAGTCGAGAACTGCAAGAATCAGTTCTGAATACTGTATAATGAAAAAATGGCCTATATTAAACTTAATACATTCGGGGGTCTTGCGCCAAGGACTTCACCTAGACTTTTAAGGGATGAGCTAGCTACTGTAGCTACTGATGTAAACCTTGAGAGCGGCCGTTTAGTGCCTATTACAGACAATTCTGATACTCTTACTTTATCTAATTCTAGTAGACAATCTATATTTAAATACACCGATAGCCCAGAACGTTGGCTACAGTTTGACGAAGATGTAAACGTCGTACGTGGTCCAGTGCCCGGAGATAATAACGACACGATTTATTGGTCAGGGCAAACCTTTCCTAAAATGGGTAGAAATGCTGACGTTGTGCATGCTTCTAATCCAATGCCTATTGGTGGTTATAGACTAGGCATACCTGCCCCAACTGCAGCCCCAACCGTAGCTGCAGTAGGAGAAGAACAATTTGATGGGCTTATCGCATTTGTAAATGAAAGTTCTACTATAACAATAACTACATCTGCTAGCGGATCAGCCGCTGCACATGGTGTGACCGCAGGTGAATATGTAACTCTTACAGGCTTTGCTACAACACAAGGTGTAGAAGCCGCAGATATAAATGGTAACTATAAAATAAAATCAGTGCCTAGTGTTTCTACTTTAACAGTAGAACTATCTGCTGCTGCAACTGGGACAGGTAATAGTGCTTCTGTAGCCAACGGTGTAAAACTCGGTGGTAACTCAGATGCAGAGTTAGATTACGAAACTTCGTACGTATATACTTTTGTATCTGCATACGGAGAAGAAGGCCCACCTTCTCCAGCTTCTACTGTTATAACTACAGATGATAATATGACTGTAGCTATATCTGGGCTAGAAACATCTACGACTATTACTAATACAAACTTATCAAAGAAAAGAATATACAGATCCAATACTGGTTCTAATTCTACGCAGTTTCAATTTGTAGCAGAACTTGCTTTATCTGCTGCTACGCATACTGATGTATCAAGAAACAGTGAACTAGCTGAACTTTTACCTTCTGATACTTGGATTGCACCCCCAGATGATGATACAGCTTTATATCCAGAAGGGCCTATGAAAGGTCTTATATCTTTGCCAAATGGGATTCTTGCTGGTTTCACAGGAAAACGTGTATGTTTTAGCGAGCCTTTTTTACCGCATGCTTGGCCTGCTAATTATAGAATTGCTATCGATGAAGAGATTATAGGTATAGCTGCAACGGCTAACGGGGTTATAGTAGGTACAAAAGGTACTCCATACTTAGTAACAGGTAGTGACCCTTCTGCTATGGTAGCTATAAAAATAGAGTCAGGTGAAGCGTGTTTAAACAAAAGATCTATGGTAGATATGGGCGAGTTTATTGTATATGCAGGTCCAGATGGTTTAACAGCTGTACAAGGCGCAACTGCTACAGTTCTTACACAAGCTCTTATCACACCTGAACAATGGCAAACAAACTATTACCCTTCTACTATTACAGGTTTTAAATGGCAGGGTAGATACGTAGGTTTCTATAGCACAGGTTCTGGTTTTGGTGGTTTTATATTTGACCCAAGAGAACAAGCTAACGCTCTTGTAGATCTTGATGTTGGTGCATTAGTACGTGGCGGGTTTACTGATCCAGATGATAACGAACTATATATAATAATAGGTAACAAGATTAAAAAGTTTCAAGGTAGTAATACAGCTTTAACTTACAATTGGAAATCAAAAACATATAACGTCCCTAGGCCAACAAGTTTTGGGTTTGCTAAAGTAGATGCAGAAACCTATCCAGTAACTATAAAAGTATACGGAGATGGCAATGTTATATACAACGCTACTATTTCTACAAGTGGTAGTGCTTTTAGCGTTACAGGTACTACTCCTAGTTTTAGTGCTACTGCTATAACTGAACCTATGGTACGTTTACCAGCAAGTGTACATACAGAGTTTGCTATAGAAATAGAGAGTACTAAAGTTGTAAATGAAGTCTGTATTGGAGAAAACATAGCTGAACTTAAGGAAGCCTAATGTCAACTAAACTTCCTGCTCTTAAGAACATACCACCTAAAACGGATAGAGAACTTAAAATAGCTCTTGATGCTATTAAAGAAGCGTTAGAAGTTAGATTAGGAAGACGTGGTGATCCTTTAGATAGAGCTGTAACTCTTAGAGAATTGTCAGACTCTGGCATAGTAAAAGTCAGAAACAAAGGTGTTCAGACTAGTGACATAGTACCTCCTGGAGAAGGCGGCGGAGGAGGCGGAGGCGAGCAAGGCCCCCCACCTGCTCCTAGTGGTTTAGAAGCAAGCGGTGCTTTTACTGGCATACTTTTAAAATGGAACACACCTTCTTATGGTAGGCATGCTTATACAGAAATATGGAGATCAAAAGATAACGCCCTTGGCGGTGCTACCCTTATATCCACTGCTATTGGTTCTATATATAGCGATGAAGTAGGTTACAACCAAAACTATTATTACTGGGTAAGGTTTGTAAGCACATCAAATGAAGTAGGCCCTTACAACGATACCGAAGGTACAGAAGCTA